ACTGGTTACCTTCTAAAGATGGCGATGCTCCAGAAATTCAAACAATAGGTGGGGATGGTCCTGATTTAGGTGATACTGAATCTTTAAAATATTTCTCTGATAAATTACAATTAGCTTCTAAGATACCATTTTCTAGGTTTGATAGAGAAGGTGGTAATACTTATGATATGGAAGCAAGTGGTATGCTAAGAGATGAAATTAAGTTTGGAAGGTTTATTTCAAGATTAAGATCAATATGGCAAGAAATATTAGTTAAGCCAATGTATCTACAAATGTGTCTTAATCATCCTGAATTAAAAAATGATATTGCATTTAAAGCCGGTTTAGGATTAAACTTTATGAAAGATAATGTATTTGAAGAAATGAAAGAAATGGAGTTACAGACAAAGCGTGTTGATTTTATTGGTAATATGAAAACTCAATTAAGTACAATGACTGCTGAAATGGAAGAAATACCATATTTTGATTTAGGATTCTTAATTAAGAGATATGGTGGATTTACACGCGATGATATTAAAGCAAACGCTCGTGCTAAAGAACGTACTGACTTAGAAGCAGAGGGATATAAAAACGAAGATATTGAAAAGATTCTTTTAGGCGCTAATCCTAAAGATTTTAAGCCAGAGAAGAAAGATGATGGTATAGATGATGACCCATTAGCTGGAATCTAAAAACTAATAAGAGTTATAATATATAAAACAAATAATAACTAGAAAGATGTCAAATAAGAAACTTTTAATTCTAGAAAGATCTAAGTCTAATTTAAGTATGACAAAGGATGCCGATGGCTCTGTTGTTCTTGAAGGTGTATTTACTGAGATCGGAGTAAAGAATAAAAACAATAGAATTTATGAAGAAGCTGAAGTTCTTCCTCATATTAATGAACTAAAAGAAAAAGTTAAAACAAATAAACTTTTAGGTGAATTAGATCACCCTAAAGATTTTGACATTAGCCTATCAAATGTATCTCACGTTATCGAAGATTTAGAATACGATAAAGATAAGAAACAAGTTCTAGGAAGAATAAGATTATTAAATACTTCAAAAGGTAAAGAAGCTCAAGCATTAATAGAAGATGGTATTCCATTACATATTTCTAGTAGAGCAGCTGGAACAGTTGATGAAGCTGGAAAGGTTAAAATTAAAAAATTCTTTACGTATGATTTAGTTGCAGATCCTGGATTTGAAAATGCTGAATTATCAAAGGTAAACGAATCTTATGGATTCGGTGATACTGAAGGTTTATACATTTATGAAATGGAAGATACTAAAGAAGAAATAAATAAAACAAATAAAACAGATCTAACAATGGAAAATACATCCGGAAATTTTGTAACTGTTGAGGATTTCAATAAGTACACTGAATATGTAAAAGATACTTTAGACAGTGTTAAGGAATCTGCTAACTCAAACAGTGATGAACTATTACAAAAACTAGTTACATATACTGAGCATATTGCAGAGAAAGTAAATCAGGTAACTGATTATACTGAATACTTATCAGAAAATCTTGACAAGAGTATATCTCACTCTGACTACTTAGCAGAGAATATAGATAAAATTAAAAATTACGCTTCTTATTTAGGAGAAGAACTAGATAGTTCTATTCAATATACTGAGCATGTTGCTGAACAAGCAGACAAAGGAATTGAGTATTCTAATTATTTAGGAGAAAAACTAGAAAAAGGAATTGACTATTCAGAATATGTTGCTGAAACTGTTGATAAGAATATTGCTTATTCAGAATATCTTGGTGAAAATTTAACTAAGTCTATTAAATATTCGGAGTATATTGCTGAAAATGCAAATACTGTTGAAGGAACATCAATTAATGAATCTGCTGTTAATGAATATGGCAAAATGAAAGAAGGATATACTCCAACTATGGAAGAAGTTTCTAAATGTATGGGAGAAGGTATGAAATACGAACAAGTATGCGAACAATATCCTGATGCTGACAAAGGCGCAATAAAGGAAATGTGCGATAAGTGTATGCAAGAAGAAAAGAAATCTTACAAAGATACTATTAGTGAAAAATTAGAAAGTTTAATTTCTAAGGCTGAAGCTAAGAATGTTTCTGAAATGCACTTTATGAATTTCTTATCAGAATCTAAAAAGAATCAATTTGATTCTTTGGCTGATGACAAAAAAGTTCTATTAGTTGAATCAATGAATTCAAATCAAATCATGTCAACTGTGCAAGCAGAGAATGTTTGGGATTCATGTTTTATAACTGAAAGAAAGGCAATTAACTTTATTAATGATATGCCATCAAAGTATTCTGATAAATGGAATGCTCTTTCTGAAAATAGAAAAGAACAAATCATATCAGAATCTAAATTCCATTCGTTAAGTACTCCTTATGCCATTAATAACTTTTGGCAAACAAGAGATCTTAGAGATACTCAAATGAATTTAGAAACTCTGAACGAAAGTAAAACTGCTGCTGAGGCTGCTCAAACTAAAACTGAGCCATTATTAAATGAAAGCTATTCAGCAGATTTAATTCAAAAAATGAAATTCAGATTAAATAGATAATCATTTAATCTAAACAATATAATCGAATAGTCAAGAAGAAAAGGACTCAGGCGATTAAAAACGGAATATTAATAGTATTCCACAAAATGCGAAAAATAATTTTAAAAAATGTACGCAAATCAATTAATCAACGAGGCTGAGGTTCAAAAGACTTGGGGACCTGTTATTGAGGAAAGTACTGGAATTACTGAAAAGTCTAAGTTATCTTGGATGTCTAAGTACTGCCATTACCATAACCTTAATGAGAGTGTTTACAATACTGTACACCTTAACCCGAACATGAATGTTCAAAGTATGGGGAACGTAACATTGCCAGGAAACCCTGGATCAATGAATGCTTTCCCAGCACAAGCTGCTGGATCTGGTGACAGACCTTTTTCTTTGCTACCACTTGCAATGCAAGTAGCTGCTCAGACTGTAGGTTTAGACTTAGTACCTGTAGTACCAATGCAAGGCCCAATGGGAGTTTTAACTTACCTAGACTTTGTATATGGTGGAGGTAGAGGATCAGGAGCTCCATTAAACGGCGCTTTAGATACTACTGCTGCTCCATTACTAATTAAATTTAGTGTAGCTAATACAGATGCATCTGCTTTTGCAGTAAATGATCTTTATTATGCAGATCCAATCGCTGTTCCAACTGTAGCTCAGGCTGTAGGTGCTGCTTACGAATTAACTTACGTAGGTGCTTCAAGAATAGACGGATTACAAATATTTAGAGTAAGAGCAAATACAACAGCACTTAATGTTGCTGCTGGAACTGCAGGAAACTCTGGATTCAATTATGCTCAAGGTGCTGAAACTGCTTCTGGAACTATTTACAATTCAATTGTACAAGCTGGAAGATTATACGGTTTAGCAAGAGTAAACGGAGTAAGACCTGCATTAGGTGCTGCAATCGTAGGATTCGGTATTGCTGGTACTAACGCTGTTGCTCAAGTAACTGCAACTGCTCAAGGTGGTTCTCAGTTAGGTTTAGTAAAAGCTCTAGAAGATCATATTTCTGGTTTCTCTGGTAATGCTTTTCAACCTGCAAATGATCCTGCTACTGGCGGGCCTGCTTTTGCTAACCAGAATGCTAACGGTTTAGATCCTTACTTAAGAGGTGTAGGTGAATCAACTGTTGATAACGTTATGGGACTAAGCTTATTCAACAAGTCTGTAGCTGCTGAAACTTTCCAAGTTGCTGCTGCTGTGACTAGAGAACAAGTTCAAGATCTGAAGCAATTCGGAATTGATGCTGTTGCTCAAGTTGAAGCTGTATTGGTAAATGAGTTAACTCAATCTATCAATAAATACATCTTAGACAGAATCTTTAGAAATGGAACTACAAATGCTGTAAATATCCAAGCTGTTTCTGGAACTATGTTATCTGATGCATACAACACAGCTGCTGCTGCTGCAAATAACGTTACGTTAACTGCTAATAATACAACAAATGTTGCTCAGGTAGTTGCTGTTGGTGCTGCAACGCTAGTTGGACAAGGTGGAAACACACAAGGAGATCTACAACGTAGAATCTATACTAAAATTCTTGCTGCAAGTAACTTAATTGCTACTAGAGGAAGAAGAGGACCTGCATCATTTGCAGTAACAGGTGGAGAAATGGCAACTGCTCTTCAATCTGTAGCTGGATTTATTGCATATCCGTTATCTAATACAGTTAACCAAGCTGGTGGATCTTTATATCCAATCGGTGCAATTGCTGGGGTAACAATCTATGTAGATCCTAACAGAGCTTTTAATGACTATACTATAGCAGTAGGTCGTAAAGGTGATGGTAACTCTCCTGGATTAGTATTTATGCCTTACTTAATGGCTGAATCAGTAGAAACAATCGCAGAAGGAACTATGGCTCCTAAAATCGCGGTTAAATCTAGATTTGCTTTAGTAGATGCTGGATTCAATCCTGAGTTAATGTATTACACAATGGGCTTTACGTTCACTGGTGGAGCTTCTATTATCTAATAGAAACTTTATTTAATACTTTATATAGAAAGCCACTCTTCGGAGTGGCTTTTTTGTTCTTACTGCTTTAATATATAAAACAATTAAAAACAATAATAGATCATGGCAAAATTAAAGACATATACAGAATTTGTTAACGAAGCACTAATAGATGCCGTTAAGAATCCAATTAAGTGGAAAAAGATTAAAAACAATGCAAAGAAATATCAAAAAGCTAAAGTAGCACAAGCGCTTAATGATGTAGATCATGCAAAGAGAAAAGAAAAAGGTAAAGCTAATGATTTACCTAAAGAAAAGCTTGAAATTTTAAATCAGGCAAATAAAGCTAAAAATGCTGCACTAAAAGATGCTGCATCTAATGTAGCTCAAAGAATGTCTGATCTTGCTACAACTACAGGTTTAAAAAGAGTTGCTCAATTAGCTAAAACTAAAGCTGCGTTAGCTGCTAATCAAATTGCGCTTAAGGCTGCTGATGGAGAAGAAGCTAGACAATTAAAGATTAAACAAAAGGAATTAGCAACAGATGCTGCAGGTCAACAAAAGGCATTAGCAGATTATGAATCAACTGCAAAGAAAAAAGAAACTGATGATGGTCCTGCATTTGGAAAGGGTGGAACAGAAGAAAAGAAAGAAACTCCAGAACAAAAGGAAAAAAGATTAGCTAAAGAAAAAGCTGATGCTGAAAAGGCAGATGATACTAAAGTAGATGATACTAAAGTAGATGATACTAAAGTAGATGATAAAGGTAAAGATTCTACAACTAGACCCAAAGATGGTAAAAACTCTAAAGCAGATATTATTAAAAGATTTCAAGATCTTTTAGATAAAGAAGAAGATCCTGCTAGCCCAAAAGCAGTAAAGCTTAAAGATAAGATTGCTTCATTACAAAAAGAATCTGAAGAAAGATTTATGAATCCTAAATTTGTTTCTTTATTAGAAGCAGAATTATTAGAACTAGGAAATAACTATAATTATGTAAATGAATCTATTGCTCAGAAATTTTCAAGATTAAGAGAAACCATATAACTATGAAACATATAAAATTATTTGAACAGTATATAAATGAAGCGTCTAAAGATGAATTCATGGCAAAGATGGTAAAGAATCCAGTAACAGGCCGTGAAGTTAAAGTTGCTTCAATATTAAGTGATCCTAAAAATCCATTATACAAGAAGCTTAAAGCTAAAGCCGATGAATTAGATGGGGGAGGCAGTGATGAAGCAGTTGAAAAGTTAAAGAAACAACTTGAAGATGAAAAGGAAGAATTAGGTATATTACAAACTCAGCTTAGTGCAGCAGAGCAAGGTGATGAAGATGATGACGAGGACGAGTATGGTGGAATGGGTGTAGATATTGAAGACATTGAAGATGACATAGCTGATGTTAAGAAAACAATAGCTGATCTCGAATTAAAAATCAAAGAAGCTCAAAAATAATTATTAATATGAAATGTGAATGTAAAAACTGTGGCTGTAACAAATCATGTGATTGTACGTGTTGCAACTGTTAAATTAAAACCTTATGTATAAAGTTCGTAAAATAAACTTTGGATGGTATAAAAGGCGGTATGGTATTCTTCTAGAAAACCTGCCGCCTTTGAAGCAAAAATTGCTTTTAAATAATCGCCACATGAAATGGTTAGATTCTGATACTCAAGCATTTGAAGTTATATTTAAAGTAGAGGATATGAATGGTCATGAAAAGAATGTTAATAAAGCTATATGGAATCCTTTTAGAGAAACGTTTACAACTCTTAAAGAATTAGAAAAGTCAGCAGATCTTATTGCATGGAATTGTGGAATATGTAAAGTTCCTATTAAATCTAGAATGGATTCTAAAAAGGTAGAGAATTTTGTTTGTAGCAAATGTTCTAAAGCCCATAACTCACGGAACAGAAGTGTAGATGGTAGAATTATAGATACATCTATTAAATTTACTAAACACTGTAAACACCTCCTGAAAAAAGAACAAAGAGAGTTTATGACTTATGCTAAACGATCAGCTAAAGCTTAATGCTTGCTCTATTGTAATTTTAGGAAATATGTTTAGCTTACTATAAGGTGAAGCATTTAATATTGTCATTCCACTATTTTTTAATTCAACATTAAGTTGTTTAAATCCAGGCAAAAATTTATCTGTATAAATCTTATTCCCAGCTCCTTTAGTTGGATACCCATCATGAAAATGACTTTCTCTTCCATCATTAGCCATATCAAATCCTAATAAGATAACTCTACTAGCTCCTAAGTGATATGCTAAATTAATTGCAGCATATCCACTATTAAAACCATGCGCTAACGATTGAGGATCAGTTTCTAATCCATAAGGTTTACCTTTCTTTAATACTTTTATATCATGTGTATATTGAGAACCTGGTTTTAGTGCGTACTTTAAACCTTTAAAATTATCAACTTCATTTTTAAACCAAGTATAAAATCTACCATCAGTCCAATAAAGAACATCAGCATCCCATTTATAAATAATTGCTTTATTAATAGCAATAGTTCTACGACCATTTAATTTCTTAAAGTCAAAGTTTTTTAATGACGGTCCACCTCCAATAATATAAATAGTCTCACCTGAAAATAATCTAGGAACAGTTGCATATTTAACAATAAGATCTTTTACATCTAAAGCTGAGTTTTTTAGATTTACATTTTTTGAAATTGCTGTCCTAATTGCTTGATTATTTGTATTTCTTATTGGGCCTCTATCTGTATCTCTTCTTTGTATATTAGTCTTGTGTTCTACTGATAGTGGTTCTTGGATAATCTTTCTAATACTTCTTCTCTTTTGCACAATAAACCTTATTTTAATATTTATTCTATATGTAAACAATCTTATATTTTTGCATATAAAAATAAACAAATTCATGCGGAACATACAAAACATTTTGCTTACAGAGAAATATAGACCTAAAGCATTAGAAGATTTAATCACACCTAAAAGAGTAGGTGAGAAATTAAGTAAAGGTGTTTACCAACATTTATTATTACACGGCAGTCCAGGTACAGGAAAAACATCTGCTGCTAAAGTATTAGTTAAACATTTTAAACACCCTTATCTTTATATTAATGCTTCTACTGATACGTCGGTTGATATTGTAAGAAATAGAATAACGGACTTCTGTGCTAATCGTTCAATAATGGATGAGCCAGGGAAAATGAAAGTAATTATACTTGATGAGATTGATGGTGTATCGGATCAATTCTTTAAAGCACTAAGAGCTACTATGGATCAATTTGCAACAAATGCAAGATTCGTAGCAACATGTAATTATATTAATAAAGTACCAGATCCAATTCAATCACGATTTGAAATGATTGATTTTGATTTTTCTAAAGAAGAAGAAACTGAAATAATGAAACATTACATTATGAGGATTCTAAAAATCTGCCAAGAAGAAGGTGTTGATATTGATAAACATGCAGCTGTAGAATTAGTAAAAAGAAAATTTCCAGATTTAAGAAATATGTTAAATCAATTGCAAGGTTTTCAATCACAAGGTAAAGATAAAATTACAGTAGAAGATATAAAACAATTTAGTTCAGTATATAAAGATATTTATGATTTGGTTATAGATGGAACTGATCCTGTAAAGAATTATCAATATATGTTATCTAATTATGCAAATAGATCTGATGATGTTCTATCTTCTTTAGGAGCAGAATTTATAGATTTTATTCAACAAGAAAGAGAATCATATATTCAATTTATACCACAAGTAATTATAACAGTTGCTAAATATCAATCTCAAAGACAACAAGTAATTGATCCTGCAGTATCAATGCTTGCGTGTATTTATGAACTGCAATCAATATTAAATGGAGTATGAGATCACAATTCTTAGAAGCATTAATAAAAAAGTTTCCTAATCATTACAG